TGTTGGAATAAAGAATCGTATGCTTCGATAACTCCATCCCTAAATTGTACAAAAAAAAAACTGAACCTATCGCTGCTCCTAAAGGCATATCTTTCATTGCTTCTGGATTGGCTACTTTATATTCTTCAATGTTATATTTACCAACCTTACTTACTTTGATTGGTCTGTATAATACATTCATTGCAACGTGCATTTGTTCCCAACTTGAAACATTATTATCTAAATCAATATATTCTCCTAAACTTAATTCGTCTAAATCTGGTGCAAATCCATATTCAACATCATTCATTTTAAAACGTTGTATATGTTGAGGTGTTTGGTTAAGCAATTCATTTAGTATATCAAGTATTGCAGTAACGCTACTCATTTTTAGTTTATAGCTTTCTGATAAAGGAATACCACAAAAGATTTCAATCATTTTAGCATCCAAGAAATTACCATCTGGATTGTTTTCAGCTATCTTTAAATACTTTTGATACTGTCCTAATGTTATTTCGTTTATTGATGTAGGTACGTTTATTTCAATCTTCATATATATATAATAGTTTTTTGTTAATGTTTTATGAAAAAGTCCTTACAATTTTCATAAGCCTTTGTAAGTAAGAAGAATTCATTGTGTGTTATTGGTTTTCTAATCCTTACCTTTTTATCTGTTCTATGATGTATATAGCATTCAACTATTGCTATCATTGTTTCGTTATTCATTATCTTATATTATAGCTCCCCTTATTTGGATTCTTTAATTGTGATGTAATTGCATAACGTGCTGCATCTATACAATGATTAAAAGCGTCTATTGGTTTATTAATAGTGTTGCCCTCTCTGTCTTTCATCCAAGTATAACTTTGTAACTCCTTAATTAAGTTCTTACTTCTTTCTGTAATGTATATTTGATTTTGATTTATTAAGTTGATACCATAAACAATTGAATCTTTACCTTTTGTACAAGGCAACACTTTATGTCCGTATGTTTTTAATTCTGCTATTGATTTTGGCTCTGCACTATCTGCATAAACTATTTCTCTTATATCGTGTTCTTTAAATAGATTTGATATATCACTATTTAACAGCTTCTTTTGGTATATTATTTCATCAAAGATATAAGCATTGTTGTATTTGTATAATGCTATTAATGTACTTGGGTCATTACTATAACCAAAATCCATTCCGTAACATAATAATCTTGCTTCAATTGGTAACTTAATACTTTTCCATTCTTTAATACATACACCCTCTAAAGAACCTACTTGACCGAGTCCGTAAACTTTCCACCAGTTGCTCCAATAGTCAGATGTCTTTGCTCTTTCTCTTGCTGATTCTATATCGTCTACAATGGTTTGTGGTAACGCTTCATTATCTAAATAAGTAAGTGTAATGAAATCTGCATCCGATTGATTAGCGACCTCCTTATGAGCCCAGAAGTTTGCAGTTGGATTAAAGTCGATCCATATATCTCCAGAAGTTCTAATTGCTAATTGATTGTAAGCTTCAAAAGGTATATTGTTTGCTTCATTTACATACAATACATTTCTTCTTGCACCACGTAATTTGTCTGGTTGCTCTACTGAAAAGAACTCAATATAAGAACCATTTGTAAATGTGTATTTTAAGGTACTTCTATTCCATTGGTTATCCCTAAACCTACCAGTTGCAATCATTATCTTTAAGAAGTCTTTTATTGCACCTCTACGTAAATGTGGAATTGATTCAGATACTACACTCGTTTCTGTTATAGGATTTCTAATACATCTATCAATAAGAATAGGAAGTATACCAAATGTTTTACCAGCTGATGTACCTCCTTGTATTACTTTCTTACGTTTTGTAAGTGCGTGTAATTTCTTTATTGCAGTTGTAGTCTGAAACATTTATAAATCAAATAAAGGTTGCTCTGATGTAATTGAAATATCTTTTGTTTCTTTTGGCTTACCAGCATAGTAATTATAAAACATTTGAACATATTTAAAATCGCCTTGTTCCACTCCTTTTTCTAATGCTTTAAATGCCTTTGGTTCTAATGGAGTTAATCTTTCAATCATCTTAACTTCTTCTGCTTTAGATGGTCTACCTCCTTTATTACCTATTGTACCTTTGTTGTTTTCTCTTTTGTCCATAATCAGTTTAAATTAGTTTACTAATTATATAATAAGAAATATAAAGTATTTTATTCGTTCTCAATAATTCTTTCTAATGTCTTTTATTTTACCATAGCATCCCAATAAACAAGATATTAAACTGCCAAGTTCAACACCATACTTTCTGGCATCACTTGAATTTAAAATATGATGTTCGCAACCACCTAATTCTTGCACCATACTATTACAAATAGATTCTAATTTAGTAATAGTATTTTCGTTCTCAATAATTCTTTCTAATGTCTTATCTTTTAATTTCATATTTCTTTATCTTTTTCAACTGTCATATTAATAGCAGCAACAATTGCTTGAACTTCTAATGCTAATTTATAGCACATCTTTTCTAATAATGCTATTCTTTCATTTATTGTATGTTTTTTTATTGTGTGTTTCTTCATATTTTATTTATCTCTTTTTTAACTTTTTGCCAATACATAGCGTTATCTGTTAGTTGACAAAGTATATCATTTGTTTCTATTGTCTCTCTTAAATCTTTTAATGATATTTTTTCGTTTGCTTCTAATATCTCATCTACACAAATTAATGCAGATTCTATTGCAGACTCTTCACTCATTCTAATATCATCAATCATATCTCCATTAAACTGATACTTTTCCATTAACTTTTTTGCTTTTTCTTTTGCTTTCATATTAATTTATTTCTTCTTTAACTTCTTTGTAGAATCTTACCCAATCTTTATTTTGCCACGTGTGGTGTTCTAATGCTTCTAATATCTCATCTACACAAATTAATGCACATCTTTTAGCTTCCATTATATCTACATAGCATTCGTCACCGTTAACATCAGTACCTAAATAAAGTGTATACTTTTCTACCAACTCTTTTACTTTTTCTTTTGGTGTCATATTTATATTAATTTATCAGTTAATTCTTGAATCCATTGTCTTAATCTATTCTTATTGCAAGTGCAAATTTCTTGGTACTTATGATTGAAGTATTTTGAATGTAATCTACACATTGTTTTAAAGTCTTCATTACTCATTTTAGAAGTAATCCTTTCTTTAATTCCGTTCCATATTAGTTTATCTTCTACCATAATTAAAATAGTTCAATATCGTTTAGATTATTTTGTCTTTCATCACATCCACAATCATTACCAAACACTTTTTTAAACAACCATTTGATTCCAGTATAATATGTAATGCGTTCTATTAAATCTCCTAACTTCATTATTTGTTTTTTAAAATAGCATCTACTAAAACTGCGACCATACAAAAGGCAATAAAACCTATTGAAATAAACTCAAGTATTGTTAATGTTTTTTGTTTTTTTTTCATAATATTTATTTTTCTATTATTTTATCTCTTAACTTTTGTTTTGTTTTTTTATAGGTATTGTACAAAGAATGATACGTTATATTTGTTTTGTTTGATAGTTCCGTAATTGAATATTCTCCTTGTATTAATTCAAATACTTTTTTATCGTACCAATGAACATTATCTAATTCTTCAAGTACTATATCATTTGCTGCATCAAAATCTACACAAGAACCAGCTTCAATATCTAAAATTAAATCAATTGAAACCTTTTTTTCTTTTGTTTGTCTATTTTTCATTTGTAGGAATGAAGTTTTAAGAGTTAAGTATATATAGTAATAATTTACATCTTCACCGTAAGCAATGTTTAAACCTTTTTTAAGCATCGTACCTATAATAACATACATATTGCCAACAATATCTTCTGCTTCATTTTGAGTGCATCCAAATTTTAAAACTGTATTAATCCATTTATTGTGTGAAGCGTAAATCTTTTCTAACATATAATATATATTTATATAAATATACAATATATTAAACGCAAAAAGTTATTTACTTATTAACAGAAAGGTTGATTTGAAAAAAGAATATAATATACCCAAAACACATCATTGTATTTATATGTTCTAATATATTTTGATAAATATGTATGTAGCTATTACATATAACTTAATATATAAGTATAATTATATAATGCTTTTAAAACCACAATTTATTCTTTTTACTATATTATTTTCTTATAGTTAAACATTATACTATAAATAAAACTTATAGTTATTACCAAGCACTACTTGTTATACCATCACTGCTTTCAATTACTTCACATTTATCTTTAGACTTCCAACTCCAAGACTTAACTCTCAAATTAACCATTTCATATACTTCATCTCTTCTGTATGATGGTAAACTATTTATAAGCAGTTGTAAGGCATCGTTTTCTTTTTTAGGTAATTTACCTTTAACTCTATTATTTAATTCATCTGCTCTGCCTTTAATCTTATTATCAAGTAATTTAAACTCTTCTATTTTGTCATCAAAGTAAATATTGTAAACGTTTCTAAAATCTGAATAGTTATGATAATATAAATCAATTTTACGAATTGCGTGGTATACTGCAACTCTTGTTCTTTTAACTCGTTTAGTCCAAAAGAAATCTTCAACTTGTCTGTCATTCATATAATTGAAATACATTAATACTTTATAAAGTAATGCTCTAAAATAAGCATCTATTGGTTTTCTTGATAATGATAATGCATCAACTCCAGATAGTTCTTGAAAGTCTTCTAATATTTTATTTGCATCTGCAATACTGTAATCTTTATTCTTGTTTGCCATAATTGTTTTTTATTTATATTTTTTCTGCACCAGCTTTGATTAATATTTTATCTGATATACTTGTAATTCTTTTTGGGTCTTTTGTGTAAGCAACAAACACTTCTTGTAGTTTACTGAACTCGTTAAAGTCAAACTTTAAAAATTCATCTATAAAAACTAAATTGTTTTGTATTATAGTGCTTCCTACTTTATCGCCATCTAAATCATAAACTTTATCAAAGAATTCTAATTCTATTTTTAATAAGTCTTGTAATGTTCTTGATACATTCTTTTTAGTTGTTTGCCTAAATACTCCTAAATGCTTTGTTTCTTCAAGGTAATGATTATTGATGTAACTTGATAATATTGCACCACTTACTTTTATTAATTGTTTTTTTGTTAATTCCATTTTAAAACATTGTTGTTTGTTTAGTGTCTTGTTTTTTTATTCCTAATACAGTTTCTAATATAGTTCTACCAACTTCATAATCTACCAAGTTACGAGCCATTTTGTTTGTAGGTTGT